GGGATTACCAAATTCCAATTTACGAAATAAACTCGGTGAGTACTATGAGTGGTATGAGTTAGTGAGGAATGCTAGTTCGTAAGTATTTAGTTCTTTGATTCATCGCTCCGCCCACTGGGAAAGAAGTAACTTTTCTGGATATGTCAAATTATAGTCCTTATCGGTGATATACCCATGTACATAATCAAACACGTAGATAACATTGAAAAATCGTCATTTCAGAAACAGTTTTTTGTTCCACTTGGAACGGCTATTTTTGAAACAATGTGGAATCATGCACCATTTGGTTTTGATTTTGATTATGGTGCGACTTTTGTTGGATTTTTTGGCATATAAACTCGCCTTACTTACGGTACTTTATGAAGAAGTTGTTAGGATGATGATTACCGAATCCGAACCCGAAAAGGATAGAATTTCGCATCTAGATTCCTTTGATTCTGCACTTGAAAGCGAAAAATAGAATCCATGCAATGACAACATCTATAGTATAATGATCTCTTGTAATCACAGATACAAATGAAGTTAACACTGGCCATAAAGGCCATAGAGGAGCCCCTACAAAATTAGAAGTTACTAAATTAAGTGTTGTATGCCCAGAGAATGTATAGTCGTTACAGTATCCAAATCCTGGTCTGATCTTACAAGGTTTTTCTTTTGTGTATGGTAGTATAGTGACCGCATTACACAAAGCTCTCGCAAAATACATGATAGTCAATAATTTTAAATATGAATTGCGTTTATTAGTTGACCACGAAGGCCAGTTGGAAAGGAGAAAAAGTACGGGGACTATCAAAACATAGTCTGGTAGATGTTCGTATTGTTCAAAGTTTGGCAAAAACTTAAATCCCATATCATATATAGGACCGTGTTTGTTAGAACCATTCTTATGTGATATATGATGCCCAACTAGTATATTGATTATCAGTGATAACACGAACAATATCAATAACATCCTGTTATATATATTATGTAAAGAATAAAACATTTATAACTATCTCAAATTTTTGTCCGCTGTGTAATACGTCTTTCCTTTCATTACAAAACTATGGACACGGGCATATCCCCACGCTTGTGGAGAAGCTCCTGGACGATGCCCGGTTCTCCATGCGGCGAGGCCTCTATTGTAAATTGTTTGAAGAGTCTTCAATGGAATCTTTGTAGCTTTTGATATTTCTGGGAGTGATTTCACTTCCGACCCATACTTCTTTCTAAACTTTTGGGTGTATGAAGAGGTGCGAGTCTTCATACCCTTATCAGTCTTGAAGTCTTTGTAATCTTTCTTGAGCATTTTCTTGTAGCGGGTCTCTACAGACTTTAGGGTTCTAAGACCCCTAAAGTATTTGAGTGGTGCATAGATCTTACTCTCGGTTCTGCGCAGTTCTCTCACTTTCTTGACAATTTCCTGATCTGTCAGAGGCATCTTAATTATTGTATAGAATAAAATACAAATGTTCGTGGGTATCGCTAGTTCTATTCTCTGTCTGATTACATTTACTGGTTTATTTTAGTATAAAATTATCTATATTTATTTCAATGAGCTGTAGAGACAATCTTTGTACGTGTTGTTTATTAACGACGGTGATAGGTGCAATTGTTGGTGGTATGATGATTAGAATCATGACCGACCCAGGTACTTAACGGCAGCAAGAATGTTTGGAAAGATCTTATTACCGAAACGAACACGCCCCGATTTGGTCGACATCCATCCCCTGTGTCCATTGTAATAACACTTTTGGATATCAACCATTATAAAAATATGAGATTATTTTATAGAAAGGCAAAATGAGTCTCACAATTATTATAGGAAATATGTTTTCTGGTAAAACTTCTGAACTTATTCGAAGACTTAAGCGCTACAAAGTCATAGGCAAAAAAATTGTTGTCATCAATTCTCTAAAAGATACCCGGTCTCCTGAAGAAGTCCTTAAGACGCACGACGGTGTGGAGTTTCCGTGTCTGAAAGTTCCGCACATTTCTCATTGTATTGTGGACCAGTGTTTCTGTGATGCTGATATAGTAGCTATCGACGAAGCACAATTTTTTACACAACTCAAAGACTTTGTTCAGATGTGTCTTTTCCTCGGAAAGTCTGTGATTGTAACTGGTTTGGATGGAGACTACAAACAGCAAAAATTCGGAGAAATTCTTGATTGTATTCCTATGGCTGATGAAGTCATTAAGTTGTCTGCGTTATGTATGGATTGTAATGACGGAACGTCCGGTCCATTCACAAAACGAATCGTAGAAAACCAAGATTTAGAACTCGTCGGTGGAAATGATATGTATAGGGCTGTTTGTAGGAAGCATCTATCTTGTATGAGTACACCTCTACCTATGACAAAGGCGTCAAATTTAAAAAACTTAATCAAATAAATAAAAACTTTTAAAATTTAACATATCTTAAATTTTAAAAATTTAGTTTTAAATTTTATTAAAATATTAAACAACTAACAACTTAGTTGGAGAACGCGAGACCGCCCATACCAGATTGGATACGGAGGACATTGTAGTTGGTCGCAAAGAGATGCATCGTGTTGGTCGCCGTGGCGGTATCCTTGATCTTGATAGCGACTTGAGCATTGTCAATACGACTAAAATTACAGGTCCCTGTTGGCTGATGTTCTTCCGGCTTGAGGGCGAACGAGTACGAGTACACACCCGGGTACGGGCATCCCGTGTGGTGGCACATCGGTTGCACTTGGTTGAAGTACTTACCGGTTTGTTCCTTGAAGCGATCTTGTCCGTTGAGGACAAGTTTGAAGGTGTCGAGCGGACCGACAGCAGCCGTAGCGGAAGCCGCACCTTCTTCGACCCAACGAGCCTCGGACCCATCGGTACCGACCGCAACAAGCGGGACACCAGTACCTTGGGTGATCGGCACGAAAGCGTTAGAAGACGCAAGCGCCGTCGGATCGGAGTCGAGGACGAGCGCCGCATTGTCGGTGTTGGAGGTGAAGTTCCAGAGGGCGGCGTTGGAGGAGCTGCCTTCGGAGAAGCACCAGACAAGTTCCTTCACCGGGTGGTTGAAGGACAAGCGGACTTGCTTCGTGGAAGCCGAGGAAACAGAGTCGGCACCAGTGTGCTGCACTTGTTCGATAAGGTATTCGTGGCCCTTTTGAGAAAATCGGCGTCGTTCTTCGGTGTCGAGGTACACGTAGTTACCCCACACCTTGAAGGTACCGTCGGTGTATTGAGCGAACTCACCCGACAAATCGAAGTCAAGACGGACTTCGTGGTATTGGAGAGCGATGAGCGGCAAATGCAAACCCGGGTTGCGGTTGAAAAAGAACACCAACGGCAAAAAGACGGTGTTGTCAGACGCCGTCGTCATCTTAGCCCAGTTAGCCTTCTTGGCTTCATCCAAGTACAACTCGGAGTAGAGGCGCCACCAGCGCTGGTAGTGCTTGTCGATGCGTTGGCCACCAATAGAAAGTTCAACATCCTTAATGGCACGCTCGGCGACCCAGTTGCAGTCGAGAGCATCACCAGTCTTGGACGCCAAACTCTTAGCCTTGAGTTCGACGTACATTTCACCGATCAAGTCACCATTACGCGCAACAGTGACAGACACACGGCCATTATCCGTAGCCGTACCATTGACAGTTTGTTCAATGTTTTCCATAGCGAAGTTAGTGTGGCGCTTGTAGACCGCCTGGAAGAAGGTAACCTTCGGGTTACCAGTCAAGTAGACGTCTTGGGCGCCGTAAGCGACGAGTTGCATGAGACCACCGGCCATTGTGAGAGTTTTTGTACTATAGACCAATATTTTTTTTCTGGCTGAAATCGCACTTGCTGCGAAAAATTTTGCCTTCGGTTTTCTCAGTGTAAGATAAAATGTCCTCCCATCCTGAAGAAGAATATGTCTCCGAATCTGGTTCTGAAGTCGACGTCGACATCGATGTCAAACATGAAGAAATTATCGAAAGTGACGAAGGTGAGGAAGATTATCTCATGACAGACGATGAAGGTTCCGATATTCCGGAAATTTTTGACGAACCGCTCCAGATGGAGGAACTTCTCACTTCGGTCCTCGCCACCCCTGATGGTGACACAGTTTGTTCGGCCCTGGTAAACATAGCTCACCATCTCGAGGTTCAGAATAAAATTCTTATTAAGGTACTCTCGACTGTCAACAAAAAATAAACTTAGAAAAATGAATTGTAATAAGATTAGCTATAAAATGGATACACATTACATTGACAGAGATCCGAATGTTACTGATTCCGAGATGGAAAATTTGAGAAATCAAATTCAGACCCTCGATCAAGAGCAAGTATTGCGTATCCTGGGACTTATGGAGGACAAGTGGTCTCTTACGAAAGGTAATTGCGACCCCCGTGATATCGTGCGTCTTGGATATGACCAATTTTTTGACCCTTCTGAGTTAGAAGAAGATGGGTTTCCTAGGCGCATTGAGATGAATACCGTAAATGGTAAGTTACAAAGAGAAACTAAATTTTTGAAAAGTTTGGGTAGTCGTGTAAAAACTATAAATTTGATGGAGCATCAATTAGAGGATCACGATTTATCGGTAGGTGAACGTGTCTGTCGCCTGATCAAACAGATTAACGAAGCATTTAAAAATATTAGATTACACTTAAACGCTCAAGAGCGTATTTTACATCCAAGACAAATCCCCGAAAAATTTGATGCAGACCCCGAGTACTTCGATGCCACACCAATGGACGAAGCCAAATTAAGTGAAATGACACCCTACCAACGTGCAATTGTTGCAGTTCTTGATGAGACGTCTAAGAAGAATATGAGGCGATACAAGGGTAAATGTTGTGTGCAACGAGTTTCGAATGGACATTATACACGGGCTTGGACGTCTACACACACAATTCAAGAGTTCGTTTATGAACTGGCTGAAAAGGAAGTGAACTTTGAAGTTTGGAAAGATTTGACTTCTCGTGGTACCGCATTTAGGGATGTTATCAATCACTTAACACACTGTGTTGACAGCGACTTCCCCGAGATTAAAAAGACTAGACATATGTGGTCTTTTCAAAATGGTGTGTTTATTGCAAAAGAATGGATTCCCGATAAGGGTGTTTATGATTGTCACTTCTATCCATTTGAAAGTAAGCAATTTAACTGTCTAGATCCGACACTGGTGAGTTGTAAGTATTTTGATCAGCGTTTCGAAGACTATTCTTATATGGAAGATTGGTGGTCTATTCCAACGCCACATATGCAATCTATCCTCGAATATCAGAAATTCGACGAAGAAGTTTCTCGTTGGGTATATGTAATGGGTGGTCGTCTTTGTTTTGAAGTCGGTGATATGGATGGGTGGCAAGTTATACCGTTTTTTAAAGGTATTGCCCGATCAGGTAAAAGTACAATTATCACCAAAATTTTCAAAAAGTTTTACGAAAATGAAGACGTTTCAACCTTGGGTAATAATGTCGAGAGAAAGTTTGGTTTGTCTGCAATTTGTGATTCTCTTATGTTTATTGCCCCGGAAGTAAAGGGTGACTTGGCACTTGAACAAGCCGAGTTTCAGTCTATTGTATCAGGTGAAGATGTATCAGTTGCTGTAAAGCACGAGAAAGCTAGGTCAATTGAATGGAAAACACCGGGTGTATTGGGTGGTAACGAGGTTCCGGGGTGGAAAGATAACTCTGGTTCTGTCCTCAGGCGTGTATTGCCTTGGAATTTTACTCGCCAAGTAAAGGATGCAGATCCTCAACTTGACGAAAAGTTAAGCGGGGAGATTCCCACAATTTTGTATAAGTGTGTACGCGCTTATCTGGATTATGCTCAACGTTACAGAAATAAGGATGTATGGAATGTTGTACCAGACTATTTCAAGAAGATACAAAGACAGGTTGCGATGGTTGCGAGTACTTTGCACAATTTCTTGGAGTCTACAAATATTTTATACGGAAAAGACTTGTGCGTTCCACAGAAACTCTTTGTCCAACTTTTTAACCAACACTGCAATGCCAATAACCTAGGCAGACCCAAGTTCAATCCAGACTTTTATGCGGGTCCGTTTAGCTCTAGAGACATCGAAGTCAGGGAAGAATCCATGACATACAAAGATCGTTTGTATCCTCGACAGCCATTTATCTTTGGTTTAGATATTGTCGAAGAAAACCTAGGCTTCACAGACGATTACTAAAAAAAATAGTACTAATTATTAATATGAGCTCTGGTGTAAAAGAGTTCTTGAGAAAATCAAATGTGGAGATACAGACCACACCTTCACCCACAGCCACAGTCTCGAGTTCTTCAACCAATACTATTAATAATCAGTTGTCTCGCAATATCGAGATGCAAATGTTAAGAAATCAACAGTTTCCAAACAAGATAGAAAATAGTATTGTCAATAATAACAACTATGGAGAATTTGCACAATTTGTCTATGATAGTAATGATAACAACACATTGTCTACTCCTAGCCCCGTGAGAAATGTGGGTCTGGTTATGAGTAAATTAAACCCTGGTATGTTCAATGCTACGGTCAACAAGCATTTTAGCTCGGGTTCGAGAATAGATTTGAAAAAGATACTGATGGTTCCGATCAAACCCAAAACACCTATAGGAGATGGTCTTTATATAGAAACAAAGGAAATCAAGGGTATATATGGTCGTTTTCAGACAGGTTTTATATCCACAAAAAACTACGGTCAAAAGGGTAGTTTAAATCGAAACTATTTCAGTGTTCAATTTACATTGGATATTACTATTGGCAATGAAAAGAAGGGGGTAAGTGTGAATTTTTACAAAAATGGCAAGATTCGATTTTCTGGTGGATTTGTCGGTACAAATATTGAACGCCAAGCTGATCTCATAAGAAATTACATGGTTAACACATATACTGCCAAAGAATCTTTTTTATATAACCCATTTGAATATAATAATCTGAGTGGTCAATTTAGAGTCAACGGATATTTTAAGAATTTCAACTCTTTATATTCACGATTTCTTAAAAAGTATGGTGGACAAAGTGGCAAATATGAACCAGAACTTTCACCATTTATGTATTTGACATACAAAGACCATAAGTTTATACTAGCGTCATCCGGTAATATTCAGATTTCGGGTTCTACTACACCTGAACGAATGGTTGATGCATACAACAAAGGTATGGAACTTATGCGCATGTTTAATGAAAGTGGGGAAATAATTATCACTGGAAATATAACAAACAATACAATTGTTCAAAATAAAAAGAAAGTAAAAAGTAAAGTTCCAAAGAAGTTAACTCCGTCACAAATAAAAGCATTAAAAGTTGATGGAAAGCAGTGTATGCGAATGCCAAAACCACAACTTTTACATTTGGCCAAAACTTTGGGAGTTGTTGGTATAAAAAATACCACGAAAAAGGAAGAAATTTGTAAAAAAATTAAAGCCATAACAAATACCAAAACAACTTCTTTTAGAAACACAAACAAAAATAAAAATGTTTCACTGAGTGGAACAAATAAAACTTTTAAGGTTGGTAGATCTATATGCAGCAATTATTCTAAGACGGAACTCATACGAATTGCTAAAATACTCGGTATAAAAGTTGAAGACAAAGACACAAAAATTTCTTTGTGTACAAAGATAGAACAATTTAGAAATAAAAAAGTTGCACCTAAACCTGTAAATAAAGTGACACCCAAACCAAGCAGAAAAGAAGTAGCTCAAAAGAAAAGAAATGTGAAGAAAGATGTGGTCACAAAAAAGAGGCGCCTCGATGAAAAATCAATCAAGAATGACATTGTCAAATTATACGGAAAAAGATGGATGAATAAATATAAAAACGTCATACCGTCGATAAATCAAGATGTTAAAAATGTTAAATCTAGATTAAACACAATCAAGAAAACAAACAAAACAACAGGTGTCCCTTTTAAAAGAGACGCAGACTTAATCAAAAAGAGAATGGTGAATCGTTGGAAACGTGAAAGAGAAAGAGATCTCGAAAGAAAGATCATAATGACACAAATAAATACACGTGGTATTAATAAAAATTTAGCTAATACATTCAGACGAGATGCCACAAATTATATAATGACTCATGGACCTACTAAGAAACAACTTGAAAAATATAAAAACTTATGGATCAACTTGCGAAAAAAATAAAATGTAACTATATTTTAGAATGTCATATTTTGCAGTGACATCAACATTTTTTATAAGTGTTGTTATATTTGTTTTATTTTTTGGTTTGATTTTGAGTTACACGTGTACAGGAGGAACTTTTAAGATAAAGGATTACGACGGGTCCAAGTGTTTTAAATTTATTGACTATAGTGTGTTATCGGAAAAAGGACAACTAGAAACAGAAACGATATCCTCTGACTTTGATCCAGATCAAGGAACTGTAGATTCGGAGGCCGAACCATCCATCGATGATGTGTTAACTACCACACTCCAAAGTGCAATTATAGAATTCGGGGGGGAGCAAGAAAGTACACCCACTCAGGACCAGGGTTCAGCTCCCGCACAGGACCCGGGTTCAGCTCCCGCTCCGGCTCCAGACACAGGTCCAACACCGGAAGAAATATGCAGAGATGGTGATATATGTAAATGTGAAACAGAATGGACTAACTGGAGTGATTGTAACGTTGTTACTTCGAAGACCAAAAGATCCAGATGTCGTGGACCAAATGATCTTATCGAAGAAGAAAGGGATTGTACATGGTGTCGCGTTGGTAACGTGTGTCATTGTGAAACCGATTGGGAGCCGTGGGGACCGTGTGACACAACGACACTGAAAATAAAAAGAAGTAAATGTAATGGCCCAGGTGATTTAGTAGAAGAGAAAATGGATTGTAGATGTAGTTATGGTGACTGGGGAGAGTGTAGTAAAACATGCGGACCTTATGGTTATAAGATGAGAAAACGTGAAGTATTAGAATATCCAAATGAAGGCATGGATCCGACTGAATGGGAGAATGGAATTTCATGTACCGAATATGAATTAGAACCCTGTAATCAAGATATACAATGTCTCGGGTGTTGTGAATCAGAATATTCAATGTACGACTATGGTGTGAAAACGTCTATAAATGAGATTAATAAAAATAACATATTTGATATATATCGCGGTGTTTTGGGTAATGTTCGAGGTGCATCAACATTAAAAATACAAATAAATGCAGGTGGTGATAAATTAAAAATTAATGGTAATGTGTATATTTTTAAATACGGTACAACCAATACATACACAGATGGGACACGTGATTATGTTTTTATACTTTATCAATCGGGAATGTATGCACACCTGTACGATGTAAATTCGGATGAAAATGTAGTTTTTGAAAGAAAAGAACAAATAAATTGTAATTATTGTGATTAAAATATTTCGTAAACGTATGAACACCGAAGAAACTCGTGAAAGAGATCATTGGTGTCAAAAACAAGAAAGCCTTCTCAGGAGATGGGCAGAAAAGACAGCCGGTTACAGGTGGTTACATAATCATGCAAGACTTCATTTTAAAAAACAACATGATTATTTATCCTATCCAAGTATTGTAATTTCGAGTATCACCGGTGTGGGCGGTTTTGCTGTTTTGAATCCAAGTGGTAATGATAATGTAGACGATTCTACAAAAACAAAGATTATGATTGTGCAATATATGTTTGCATTCTTAAATGTTTTGGGTGGTATTTTGACATCCATATCTAAATTCAGTCAAAGTCAGCGATTATCCGAGTCACATTCTAATATGTGTATTCTGTATTCTAAGTTTTACAGAAATATTGATATGGAATTATCACTTGATGTACAACATCGTGCAAATGTTGTAGAATTTGTTAAAAAGGCTAGAGAAGAATATGATCGTTTGTTAGACGAAGCACCAGATATTCCTGCATTAAGTATAAAAGCTTTTAATGAAGAATTTCCAGACAGAGATAATAAACCAGACGTTTGTAACGGTTTGAATATTATCCCAGATGATGTATCTGTAGGTTATAATAAAAGAGAAGCTATAAGAAATTGGGTCAATGCCGTATCAGGTGTAATAAAGGGGCGGCGAAGTAGAGACGGAATAGAGAATATAGAACTCGGACGTTTAGAATCAACTTAATCTTTCGTTGCATGTTTTGTCGATAAATACACTATAAAATATAACAAATAAAACTAAAGCCGGAACTAAAATATATTTGAGTCTTGGAAATATAGCCAAACCGAGTATTATTGAAATTATTATGTAAATATACAAAAATTGAGTATATTCAATAATACTTCTCTTTATGCGATGAGCGTTTAATGTACCTGGATATGATACAAATACAGCATTATTTTTCTTATCTTTGTGAGTTGGTGGTACATTTTTGAAGATTTTTTCTTGTTCATCTATTTTTATAAAGTTGTGTACTTTACACAAATCATTTAAATTTCTTTGGTCGTCTTCACAATCCATTTCATTTGCTTGGTTTATTACAATCTTCAAATATTTGACATAACCCATGTAAAGACCAGAATTAGCTGTATTATTTTCATCACATGTACCAAATATAATTTTAGAAAATGGTCCAAATGGCATAGGATCTTTAGACACAAGAACACCACAATCATATGACTTAAATATTTTCACAACATCTTCTGGACTTTTGTTTATTTTTGTATCAAAGCCATCAACGAAAACAATTATGTCATCGTCATTTTTGGTTTCGATATGTTTAGACATTGCTTTATATTTATCACCAAAACCATTCCATTTTGTTCCCCAACCCAACACAGTCACCTTCTGATTGAAATTATTATTTACTAATTCTTCAAACATGCCTTGTGGTTTGTTGGCGTAAGTCACGAGTTCAAACGACATATTTATATAAAGCAAGAAATAAATTTAAAAACAATTGTTTATTAATTGTTAGATGAACATTGGAATTTTAACGGCAGGAGGAGTATGTCCGGGTGTAAATACATTGATACGATCAATTACACTTCGTGAAAGAAATCAAGGTAATAATGTGCACGGGTTTTGTCACGGTTTTCGTGGTTTAAATAAAAACGTTAAATGTTATTTTGACCAAAAAAATATCGAAGAAGGGCCAGGTACTATTCTGAAAACATCATATGATTTTGTGGATGTTGAATCAGCTGTTAAAACTCTTGAAGATTTTGACAGGCTTTATTGTATTTGTGGTAACGAATCTATAAAGTCGGCCCGAGATCTCGCACTCGATGAAAGAATAGATACGAATATCATAGGGATTGCCAAGACAGTGTTTAATGACATCCCGGGTTTGGAATCGATTGGGTTTCAATCGGCTATTCAGGAGCTTGCAAGATATATAGATTGCGCTTATGTTGAAGCCATTTCGACCAATACGATTGTTTTTTTAGAAGTACCCGGAAGAAACAGTAATGAATTAACTATACACGCAGGTCTTGCAAGAAATTCAAAAGTTACAAATGTTATTTTGCCAGACATGAAAGGTAATCACGTTACCGACATTGAGTATAGTTTTGCAAAGAGAGGCTACGCCGTCGTCGTTGTTTCTGAAATATGCGACCATCAACGAATCGCTTCTAATCTTTCTAGCGATGTTAAGGTTATTACCCCTGGTTATCTTATCCGTGATTCTGGGGCGTGTGTCTACGACACTATATTAGCTGAGCGTATGGTCCGTGAAGCATTCGATCATGCTCAAGAAAATAAAAATTTCATCAAAGGTGCAAATAGGATTATTAAGTTTAACGACTTTCTTAGAATAGCATAATTAACTTAAAGAAAAGCCTATATGTATAAGAGAGATCCTATAGCTCAGTTGGTTAGAGCGCGGTGCTTACACAATTATGTATATTTGAGTGTAGTAAAATACACATGAGCGACGCCGATGTCGTGGGTTCGAGCCCCACTAGGATCATTTTCTTTGTATATTATAAATGCTTCTCCAAAACAATATAGTTCTTGTTTTTTTGTTACTTATTCCTGTTGCAGGTATTGTGTCACATGGTAATTTTAATTACTTTCCAATGTTGACTACACAAATAGAAACACCATTTATTTATGGTATGATTATCATGCTACAATCATTTTTTGGTTTATCTGGACTTACCGAAACCCCCAGTCGAGTTAAGAATTTAATGAATCAAAAATGGTTTAGATTTTTTACAGTCATGATACTTTCTTATGCCGCCACAAGAGACATAGAAGATTCAATTTTCCTTATGTTAATGTTCCTTGTATCAATTCAACTTATCAGGACCAAGGAGGAGAGAAAGAAAAATCCATACATATTATAAAATGAGGTATAATTCCCTACGCCGATTAGATTTCAAGGTAAGATGGGGTTTGCACAAAACAGGTTTAGTTCAAGATCATCATGTGATACCTAGACAATTTAAAAATCACGTTGCAATGAAAAACTCTGGATATGACATGAATTCTAGTAAAAATATAATAATGATGCCGACACGTCACGGTATACACACACTTAATTTGAGAGAAAATAGACTTGTACACGAAGGCAATCATAAAGAATATAATAACTTTGTTGGCGAAATGCTAGAGATTATAAACGACGAAGACGAAATGGACTATCTCACAAATATTTTAAAAATGGGATGTCGAAGAAGACCCAAAGACATACCGTGGTAATATTTATTTCCATGGGAAGTCTGCATACCTACTTTTAAGTATAGGCTCACCCTTGTCATAAATGTGACAGCATTGCTTATATCTGTCAAACCCATCGTGACAACTTTTTACATAATTATACATTTTAACAGTTTTATCATGCCCCCCATGCCTTAATTTATTTTTATTATTTACACACACCTCGTCAAACAAATATAAATTATTATCATTTATACCAGTTTCTGGATTTTCGTCGTAAATTTCTCTCAATAATATGTAAAATTCTATACAATTACTGAGATAGAGAGGTTTATCAGAACCTTCTGACATAAAATTGATCAAATCTAAGAATATACTTCTTCCCGGACCGGTAGCTATTATTCCATTATAGATTGATCCACTTTGAATACTTAATACTGTATATAAATTGTTTTCATCGGTAAATATTTCGCTAATTGGTTTTATTAACTCGGTTTTAATATCCATATATATACCACCATATTTATACAAATAACAGTACCTGAAAAGATCAGCCTTGTGAGCTTTCACATTTAGTGATTTAAATTTATCAGCCAATTCCAAACTATAGTGTTTTGATATAAATTCATAACAATCGTCATCATCAAATACTTTATGTTCATAACCTTTTGCATACTTGTTTACATTTTCATAAACTTTTGATGGAATTTTATTTTTTGAGCTGTATGTTTGAACTAAAACTTTTGGTATTTTCGTGTTATGTTCTGTCAAGGGTATTTTATTTATGTTTATTCTATTTCTCAATTTGTTCCACAATTTAACCATTTTGTACGAATAGGATATGTTTTCACACACTTTGTCTGGATTACCCCAACCATATTTTACCGTGTCTTTATAAGGTCCATTTTCGGAACTTTCTAAAATAATATCAGTATATTTATTAATATCTATTTTCATACTTGAAACATATGGAATTAAATAATCTCCATTTTTGCCAATAATATTTCTATATTTTTCGTTATCCTTTTTGTAATTTGGATTTTTAAAATCTTCCATGCACTTGTCATACCATTCCTCTATGAATGGATGTTTAGGTGGAGCCTTTATAAAAAAGTTTTCCACACACGTAACACCATCTTTAGAGAAACGATCGGCTTTATAACAAAATACTCTTTTTTTGGGTAGCCATGAGTGTAATTTTTGTGTTAAAAAGACACTTGCATCCATCCAAATACCGCCATATGTTTTCAAAAGATACAATCTTATGAGATCTGATTTATTAGCTTTAATTTTTGTATTTTGGTTTATTTCATTTATAACATTAATGGGTATCCATCTATAAATATTAAAATCATTCAGTACTCTAACATCTTTACATTTACCGACATGCTCCCAGTTTTCTAAACACCTCTTAACAACAGTTGGTTGAAATGGTGAATGCCAATAGGTCCACACAGTGTTTTCTGTGATTGGACTTTGTATGAAAAGTACTAATGTTAATAAAAGAAATATCAAAATCAATACCCACATTCTTACTTAAACACGAGATTTTATTAATGATTAAGTATGAATGTCATCGATGTATCCGGGCTCGTGAGTTCTATTATAATATGTCTCATGTTTGTACCCGAAGTGATTCATGTATACAAATATAAAGATGCCAATGCCCTGAGTTACACATTTTTAAATTTAAATTTAATTGCCAGTATATTAGGTTTGATTTACTCAATATATTATAATGTTGTTCCCATGACAATTACAAATATATCGGCAGGATTATTTTCATTAGTCTTATTTCGGTTCAAATATGTAAATGAGGTTAAAGAAAACACACAATTAGATAATATAGTATAGCCGGCCTTAGCTCAGTTGGAAGAGCAACTGACTGTAGACACTTAAGTCTAAATAACTACTGGAATCAGTTTGTCACTGGTTCGAATCCAGTAGGCCGGATTTATTCCGTCTTAGCTCAATTGGAAGAGCATATGGCTGTTAACCATAGGGTACGGGGATCGAAACCCCGAGACGGAGAAACGCTCGTTTAACTCAGATGGTAGAGTGCAAGCCTTGTAAGCTTGTGGTCCGGGGTTCGAACCCTCGAGCGAGCAATCATAAGGATCTCTTTTTTTTACAATTTATATTCTAGATTGTAAAATAGAGTTTTTAATTAGTCTCTGAATGTAACTAAATCACCCCCTTCTGCCGGATGTAGCAGACCCATATTCGCTGTAATATTAGTATCACACGATAAGTCGACTCTGTTTTGTTTTCCAATATATTTACAATATTTAGTGTGTCGGTTGGTTGTCCACACCTCGGTTTCGACGCCGTTATTAAGATCAGTTACTCTATAAGCTGGGGTACAACCCAAACTCCCACGGCATTTTTTCGGGATCTGGTTCCAAGACTTTGCTGTTGTTACAGCTACACATTCTTCCTCATTTTTACACCGTTCTATACAAGTCCCTACAGATGCCTTATCAGTGTCCGTTTTATACACACCATTTTCATTAATCTGGCATTCCTGTGTAATTTTATAATTATTCTTTTTACACGGTTCTGTGTATTCACCCTCCAACGCAAGTTGCTCTACTGTACATCCACCACTAAAGTTATACACATCATTCCTGTATAATACAGTACCATCTGCTCTACATTCCGATAATTTCACACCACTTACCACCTCACATTCCGGACACCCTGCACACTCTTCCTTATGTGATGCTGGTATGGATACTGTTTCTAATGTATAATATCCCGTGCCAATGGGTAAACCATCAACTTCATATTCAACGAAACGTTTGGTTTTTGAAGTTAAGTTGAAAACGCTGTCCGACCACCGCATTCGACCCTGAACGGGGTCGTGGTACCAAATTGGATTTTTCTGAGTAACACAAGTTTCTCCTTCTGCGGGTAAACACTTATTAGATTCGTCTGTTTTTTTGTATTTTATAGGTATACTTTCTCCGATATCTGTCTTATTAAATATATCATAACGTTGACTTATATTTAATACTTGATATTCATCGATTGATAAATATACATATCTAAGGCCTACAATTGTATCTAATTCTAATTTTATTTTGAATAAGTATACTTCATATGGAATAAGTAATCGGACTGAATTATTCGCCGAATTTTTAAACAAGTCCGGATGTGTCAATTTCTGTACAACTTTTTGCCTTCCTTGTGGGAATATATTAACAAACCAACTCTTCCCATAAAGCTCAACGTTGTCACCGTTTTTCCATGATACATAAATGAATCTTTTATTATACTCCGAAGATGCAAAAAATGGTGTCAAAGTAAACATGGAATTATCCGAATTCGTGAGTTGAAAATCTATATTTATATCTTTTTCAATAAACATATTATTTAAATTTCCAAACATATCGTCATAATAAACATGAAATTTGAAACCAAATACATCTCCACCATAATAAATTTCTTTAAATGATATTTTAACAAAACCTGACATGGATGTATCAATTTCACCCTCGTAGTAGTCATCTTTATTGGAAATGATATAAGCTTTCCATCGAGCAACTTGTTCACTCTTTAAAAATTTATCCTTGAATTCTTGTTTACTGTCATCCAGAGGAAATGTTATCACAATATTCTTGATTTTTTCGTTATCAAGCATGTCGGGCGGTGAACCTGTATAGTTTGACCTTCTTTTGGTAAAATATAAGTAAGCTACCAAAAGAAACAAAACAGTCACGATATATCGCCTGTCCATTAAACATTACCAATATTTTTTTTAAACATTCAATACTTTTTGTTTCCATCCTTTCAGAGATATATCACTTTCTTTACACCATGGGTACACTTCTTCACCAACAAAGTTAATAGCATCCATTCCAGACTCTATACACTGTAAACAGTTGTCTTCACTGTCATCTATTATGAGACCAATATTGAGAGATCTGCATATGTCAACTTTCTTAACTTCATTGGGTGTAAAACTATTTGTTAAAATCACATCGTCAAATAATCCTGGGAAATAGGTATCTACCCAGTTTTCAGTGGTATCTCTCACAATATCTTGACGACCTGTTAGAATGTACATCTTATCACATTGTTTTCTAAGTTTTGTCATTGCATATTGCGATCCTTCAATTGGTTTTAAATAATAAAAGTCTCTAGATCTGTAGAAATCATGAAGAATTTTTTGTGATTCTTGTTCTGAAACAGTAAATATTTCCCTGTAAAGGTATTTATATTTGGGTGTTGTGGGAAGTTTTTGACCTTTCCATCGTGCCATAGGTCTGAGTAATTCGAGCAAGACTTCGTCCATATCAACCGCAAGCTTCCTCAACATTTATAATTATACTATATATTGTGAGAATACCCTGAACGCAAAAAAAAATATAAATTAATAGTAATGATAACAGGGGGACATATATTTGTATTGTGTTTAATCCTTTTGTTGATATATTTACTTTTTAATAAAAGTAAACGTGAAAAATATGAATACAAAAGTCA